TTCTGTGTTCCAATATTCAGTCCTTTATACAAGTCGGTAGTTCCAACGAGACCATTTACTCGTATATATTCTGTCGGGGTTGAAGAGTTATCACAAACTAATAATGATATTGATCCATTTTCGGTCCCAGTAATAGTGTCTCTTTGGTCTGCTTGAATACGGGCATACTCTATTTTTGACGGAGTTGAATTATTTGCGTTGAATGACAACACGCCTATTCCGTCATCTGACGCCGGACTTGCTGAGTTTTTATATAACTCAACACGAGCCGAGTTTGCGTTACCATTGGTGTTTTCCATTTTTAAAATAGGATCGGTAACACCTCCAGTAGTTCCTTGACTTATATAAATATTCTGTGAGCGTAAAGCATTATTTATATTATCTACCCATAAAGGGTTAATGAACCCTTGTGGACCGGAAGCTTGTGGTGTTAACACTAAATAAGTTGGGTCTATTCCACCAGTCACTAATAAATTACCATATATAAGCACGTCTTGTCCTGTAATTCCGATTCCGGTATATCCGCCAGTACTTCCTCCTATTCCATTCATTGGTATCCATGGAGTACCGCCTGTAGCACCTTGAGCTCCTGTGTCACCTTGAGCTCCTGTGTCACCTTGAGCTCCTGTATCTCCTTGAGCTCCTGTATGACCTTGAGCTCCTGTATCTCCTTGAGCTCCTGTATCTCCTTGTGAGCCGGTGTTACCTTGACTACCTGTATCACCTTGATTACCAGTGTCACCTTGAGCTCCTGTATGACCTTGAGCTCCTGTATGACCTTGAGCTCCTGTATGACCTTGAGCTCCTGTATGACCAGTTGCACCTCGAGCTCCTGTATCACCTTGACTACCTGTATCACCTTGACTACCTGTATCACCTTGACTACCTGTATCACCTTGACTACCTGTATCTCCTTGAGCTCCTGTATCGCCTTGAGCTCCTGTATCTCCTTGAGCGCCTGTATCTCCTTGAGCGCCTGTATCTCCTTGAGCGCCTCCTGCGGAGCCTTGAGCGCCTTGGGACCCCGTGGGTCCTTTACATGAACGTCCTGTAGCACCTTGGTATCCAAGTGGACCTGTGACGCCCTGATAACCCATAACACCCACAGACGACGCACCTTGAGCTCCTTGTGGTCCTTGTGGTCCTTGCCCTCTCAAATCACAACATTTTTTTGAGCCTAAATATTGAGTATAGATTGACATATATATATATTATACTATTTAAAGTATATAAAACTTCTCGTTATATAATTTTAAATATTTATTATAGTTAATAATCTTTCTTTATCTACATTATTGTAATCAAATAAATATTTATCGCACCATTCGGTATGTTGATTTGTCGGAGATACATATAATTTCTCTTTTTTACAGTCTTTTCCAATATAACCATTTACGAACAAAGCATCTTCCGGTATTACATAAAATTTCCCATTTTTACAATTTAACCAATATAAATCATTGTCACCTTCCTCATAACATTTGTTTTTACATTTTCCATCTACCCTACAATCATATTTTGACAAAGTAAAAGAATATGAATTTAGATTATTTTTACAAATTGTTCCAACTTTTTCTTGAACTTTTTTAGAACCAATCATAAAATCATAAACTAATCCCTCCATATCATTATTCTTAAATTTTATAAAGTTAATTTTTATTTCTCTTATTTCGCGATATTTTTGTTCTTGTTGTTGTGTTATACTTGTTGGTGTATCTAATATATTAAACTCAAACTTATTGATTAATGTATAATAATAATTTAATTTCTCAATCAACGTTTCTTTACTCACTTCATATTTATTATATTTTGATTTTTGCGCTACTCCAATTGTTTTTAACCCTTTTACTTCTTCATAAGGAATTAACCACATTTTTTTATCTTCATCACACATACATAATAGTAAACAATTATCATATTCTCCATTATTTAATCTAAAATAATATTGTTCTCTATCTGTTTTTTTATTAGTAGTTTTTACTTGAATTCCCAACCATAAATCTTCTATTTCTTCGAATTTTTTTATAGCTATATCAGCTTTACAACCATCAAATGATTTAATTGTTGTAAAATAGTCTCCTATTAACTCTTTAAAATAATTAATACCATTTAATTCTTGTAATAAATTATTTTTATTTTCACCAGTTCTTAATTCTTTTAATTTTAAACCAGTATTTTTATTAACACATTTTGGACAATTTATGCCTTGATTTAATGTAGTAAAATTTTTATAGCTTACGTTATTCTCGTGACCACATGCCGCATTATATTTTATTTTACAATTGTTATTTTTATAATTTTCAATAAATTCTTCTTTTGTCATAGTTACTATACAATTTTTTTCTGAAAATTTTGTTACAACAGATTCATAAGTTGGTATTTCTAAAGCACAATTTCTACACTTTACTCCAACTCCATTTCTAAATTCTTTAAAAATTACACAATTATTGTGTCCACAAGAAGCTATATAATCCAATTTCCCCAACTGATTTTCATATGTTTCACTTATTAAGATACATTTATTTTGTGTAAATGTATCTTTAACTTGTTGATACGTGTATTTAATAGGCATACATAAGATATGTCTATCTCTTTATATCATTTTAGTCTAATATTATATTTGGGAGTATCTATGGAATTAGCGATTTATGATAATATTTTTTGTTATCTTAAATGATACCAATATTTTTAAATATTTTATGAACTGGGTAATGGTGCGAGACAGAGTTTTATCTCCCCAAGACTAGCAACATTATACTTCACAACAAGAGGCAAATCGTTTTCCAAATAAACTTCAATTTGAGAGCATAGATTCGTACACTTAATAAAATAGCCGAGGTTCTTTAGAGAGAATTCTCCCTGAATCACTTTAGAACTATCTTGCTTCAAAATGAAGCCCATACTTCCATCAGATTCGGCACGATGGATTTCAGCAGAGGCAAATTGTCCTGAACATTTGAATATCAATTCATTACCGACAGACTTGATTTCTAATTTATCTGAAATACAAGACAAATCGCGAATAATTTTTTGAAAATCGGCAGAAGGTAAGTTAATGATTGAGGAGAATTTAACATCCGGGTATTGAAGCTCTTCGGGCTCAGGCTCTATCAATCTAAGTTTTTGTGTTTTACATTGTTTAATCTCTCCGTTCTCAAACTTTAGGGCAAGATGAGAAACAATTCCATCCGCATAATCCGCGTTTTCAATGTAAATGGTCAACGTATCGTCATTATCAATAGAATTTATCAACTTGAAAAGATGGAACATGTTTACACCAATAATAATTTTTTCTTTTTTACACTCGTAAAACTCAAAATTTTGTGCTGCCAAATAAAGATGTGCCAAAATGGTATGCGACTTATCCATGTTGATAATACGAATTCCGTCGGGCTCAAAAGAAATATTTGTTTCAAGAAGAATATCCTTTAAAGCTATCATTAGGGTTCTAAATGGCGCAATTTGAACGGTTTTTATTGTCAATACATTTCCATCTGTTGAAGTTTGCGTTTGATTTTTAGATTTATCAATAAAGTTGGACATTATACTTGTTTTTAAGTAAAATCTTTAAATACTTATGAAGTTGAAATATAAAAATATAATTTGTTTTGTGAAATAATAACTTTAGTAACTCTTCTAGTACCGTGTCCAATTTTTGTTTTAGCAATACATTGGATTTTTGACAAATACTATAAACGAATTATTAAAACCCTGTTGTACAACATTAGTTACTATTGTAAACGTTTAAAGAGTTCGTAATATTCAACTTAGATGTCCGATAATACAGTATTACAAGCAAAATGCGCCGCTACAATAACCTATCTTTTTAAAAAGTATGACAATAATGACTATATGTTACAACGTATACAGAATCATATTGTCAATTATTTACCACACACGCTAGATAATGAGTATAAAAATTACGAGAAAAGACAAACCAGAAATACCTTTTTGACAAACGAACAACAAATTTTTATTCAGGTTTTTTTAAGCAAAAACCAATATTTTTATTTGCCATATAATAATATCTTTTACGAATATAACGGAAAAACTTATTTAATAGTGAAAGAAGACGATATAATACATAAACTTCTCTCGAGTATTTCAAAGGATAGAGTTCTTTTGCAATGGAAACATAAAACAAAAGTTAATATTATAAAACAAATCAAAGAAAGGAGCCTTTTCAGTTCCATTCCAGAAACAGATACAATACAAACAGTTCTCAATGTTTTATATCCTTCTATTTTTTCCACAAAAACCGCCGCAAAATATTTTTTAACCATAATCGGCGACAATATTCTAAAGAAAAATAGTAATTTGATTTTTTTTGTGGGGTCGCAAATGAAAAAACTCTTACAAGAACTTGACAATATTGCGTTTTGTTCAATTTGTAATAGTAATACGACACATAATTTCATGACAAAATATCATGAAAATCATTCTTTTGAAAACTGTCGTCTTATAAAGTTAAATGAAAATTATAATAATGATGTTTGGAGAGACATAGTAAAGAAAATAGGGCTGGATTTGCTTTGCGTCGCGGTTCATTATTCAAAACGGTATGAAAATTCAGACAGCTTTATCGAGAATAACTCTGAAGAAGAATTTAAAAATTACGTGTATTATATTAAAAATACAACCCCCAATACTATTGTAAACGATTTTTGTAATAAATATATAATTAAAACTTCTGATAATAACAATAAAATAGAATGGAAAAATATTCATTTTGTTTGGAAGCAGTTTCTCTCTGGTTTAGATTTGCCAAACATTGTTTATTCGAACAATCTGAAAAATATATTGAAAGAACAGTTTTATACATACGACGCTGTATCTGATTCTTTCGTTGGAATCACTAGTAAGTATTTACCCATCCAGAGTGATTTCATTAAATTTTGGGAGAAAACAATTGTTGTTTCAAACACGGAAACCGAACTGTTTTTTGATAATGAATTAGAAGTTGACGAATTGTGTATGTTATTTAAAAAATGGTCTAAACAACATAGTGAACTGTTAATGACATCTGGAAATATTTCAGAAGAAAACGTTATTAAAATTTTGACACATTTTTATCCAAATATAGAAATTATCGAGGACAAATACGTAGTAAATGTATCTTGTTGTTTGTGGAATAAAAACGATGATATAAATAATTCTTTTGAATATATTAAACATCAAATAAAATCTGAATATAAACTAGCTTTAATCTCGTTTGATGACGCGTATAACTATTATTATAAATATTGTAATAATATAAACTCGCAAAAATCAATTGTTAGCAAACGTTATTTTGAAAAATATTTGTACTTCAAATTATCGGAATATATTGTTTATGAGAAATTTATCGAAACCTCATGGGTTTTAAATTCATAAAAGAAACAATAAAGGAGATTATAATGTTATTACATAATATCATTATAATTAAATTAATATTTAAGCTGCGTTACCTGCGATGAACTGAAGGTCTACACCGCTTGTCTCACCGCTTTTTCCACTAAAAGAAGAAGGACTCAAGGCGTTCATCCCACTTCCTCCTCTTCGGCTTTTGTTTCTGCGACGTCCTCCCGTTTTGGTAGCATTCATGCTTTTAATGGAATCGACCTTTGCCATACCGCTTCCACTTCCCATTGTGCTACCAATGGTTCCGCTGCTGGGCATATTGCCCGCACCTCCGCGCTTTGATTTTGTCTTTGATTTTTTGTCTAACTGAACATAACCGAACACACCTTTTTTAGTTCCGAAACCGGCTTTAACCAAACGATTCTCCTTTTTGGCTGACGCGTGTTTTGCTCTTGAAACAATACGTCCATTCTTATTTTGTAGAATGTCGTTTTTTGTTAATCCTCCGGTGGTTTTATAAGCGGTACCGTGCCAAACTTGCGCGCGAGTACCAATCAAATGTTCGTATGATTTGTTGTGAACAACATATTTACCATTTGCGCTTCTTGTAAAACGGGTCATTATAAAATTATAGGAGAAAATATATTTTTTGCGGAATATAATTCACTTTGAATTTATTACTAAATATATTACTAAACGTAAATTATGATGTTGGCATTGCTGTACATGAATACATAACATTGTTTTTATTAATGACCATAGGGAAAGTAGCGGCAGGCGGTATAGTAGCAGTCGCGCGCCCGTTTTTTGTGCTTTTTTATTAACTCCTTAATTTAACGCGTGTGTATTTTATTTTAGACAAATGTCTTCTTTTGTGCGCCTATTTATTTTTCTATGTCTTCTAATTGAATGTCTCATTATAAAGTATTATAGCAAAATATTATAGCAAAATAATCAAATTAAAATCTATTTTTTGGAGCTGAACCACTTCCGCCTGGCATTCCTTCTGCACGTCCTAGATAATTAAGACTTAATGGTTGTCCTAAATAAAAGTTACCATATTGTGTACTACCGCCCGGGCTATTTTTTATTATTTGTGATATCCTTGTATTATAACTACCTCTTGTAGATGCGGATTCGGAACCAACAATATTTTTGTCGTACTTTTCATTAACACACAAACATGTTAATTGAGGCGAATTCGGAAAACGCGAATTGTATTCTGCAACATAATTAAGTATTCTGCCAGAATTTGATGTTCTACCTGGACCAAATTGAGTATGTGACGACATAGTAATATCAATTATTATTTTTATTTTTAATTTCTTTAAAATAAAATTGAAAATATTTAAATAGAATGATGTTATGTATAATAACAACAAATGGCAACTTCTAAAGAATTAGACCTCGCTAACAAATACCAACAAAAAACAGATAAACAACATATCTTAGATAATCCAGATACATATATTGGGTCAGTCGAGGAGATTGATTCGGACCTTTGGATTTTAAATAGCGAAGGTACTAAAATAATTGAGAAAAATATTAAATATATACCTGGGCTATTTAAATTATTTGATGAGGGAATCGTAAATTGTCGCGACCATGTCGTCCGCATGACTCAGGCAATTTCTAGCGGACAAGAAAATTGTATACCAGTTTCAAATATCGATATTTCAATCGGGGATGATGGGACTATTACGATGTTCAACGATGGTAATGGAATTGATGTTGCCGAGCATCCAGAACATAAAATATGGATTCCTGAGATGATATTCGGTCATCTTAGAACATCCACAAATTATGATAAAACGGAGAAAAAAATTGTCGGTGGTAAAAATGGGTTTGGTTTTAAATTAGTTCTCATCTGGTCTACACATGGTACAATTGAAACAGTTGACCATGTTAGGGGACTAAAGTATTGTCAAGAATTCAATAATAACTTAGACGAAATTTGCAAGCCATCTATTACAAAATGTAAAACAAAGCCGTATACCAAAATTTCTTTTAAACCTGACTACAAGCGTCTCGGTATAAACGGCCTTACACCGGACATTGTTGCTCTACTGAAAAAAAGGACCTACGATGTTGCGGCTATCACGGATAAAAATTTAAAGGTAAAATACAACTCCACCCTAATCCCTATCAAGAACTTTTCACAATATATTGATATGTATATCGGTGTTAAGGCCAGTGCTCCTAGAGTTTATGAAGAAAATGGTGATAGATGGGAATATGCGGTTGCCCTGACCCCTACAAATGAATTTATTCAAGTCTCGTTTGTAAATGGAATTCACACAGCAAAAGGTGGAAAGCACGTCGAGTATATTTTAAACCAAATAACAAGAAAACTTGTTGAATACATCGAGAAAAAGAAAAAGGTCAAGGTTAACCCTAATAGCATAAAAGAACAGTTGTTCTTGTTTATCAGATGTGACATTGAAAACCCTGCGTTTGATAGTCAAACAAAAGATTTCATGAATACACCTTCCTCTAAATTTGGTTCTAAATGTGATGTCAGTGATAAGTTTATCGAGAAGATTGCGAAAATGGGCGTCATGGACGCGGCATGTGCTATAACTGAAGTAAAAGAAAATAAGGCCGCTAAGAAAACTGATGGAGTTAAGAGCAAGAGTATTCGCGGAATACCAAAATTAACCGACGCGAATTGGGCTGGAACCGATAAATCAAAAGATTGTCTGATAATCTTTTGTGAAGGTGATTCAGCCAAAGCCGGAATTATTTCTGGGTTGTCATCAGATGACAGAAATAGTATTGGCGTATACCCGATGAAAGGGAAAATTCTTAATGTCCGAGGCGAATCTGTGAAAAAAATATCCGAAAATAAAGAAATATCTGAAATCAAAAAAATTCTTGGATTGGAAACCGGTAAAAAATATACAAGCATCGAAGATGTTCATAAAAATTTGCGTTATGGAAGAGTCTTGTTCATGACAGACCAAGATTTGGACGGGAGTCATATTAAAGGATTGGGTATTAATTTATTTCAATCTGAATGGCCTTCTCTTTCTGAGATTCCTGGATTCATAGGCTTTATGAACACGCCCATCTTGAAAGCTAAAAAGGGAACTGTAGAATTGAATTTCTATAATGATGGTGAATACGAGGCATGGAAGGAGGAAAACGATACAAAAGGTTGGAAGGTAAAATATTATAAAGGGTTGGGGACCAGCACTGGTAAAGAATTCAAAGAATATTTTGAGAATAAAAAAATGGTTGGGTTTCACCATTCTGGAAAAGAAAGCGGTGATGCGATTGATATGGTCTTCAATAAAAAACGCGCGGATGATAGAAAAGACTGGTTGAAATATTACGATAGAGAGGCGTATCTCGACACCAGTAAAATCAACGTTTCGTACGAGGAGTTTATCAATAAAGAATTAATTCATTTCTCCAAATACGATTGTGACCGCAGTATTCCTAACTTGATGGACGGATTGAAAATAAGTTTGAGAAAAATATTATTCGCATCCTTCAAAAAAAATCTGACTACAGAAATCAAAGTAGCACAATTTTCGGGTTATGTTTCAGAGCATTCAGGTTATCATCACGGTGAGGCCAGTTTGAATGCGGCGATTGTCGGAATGGCGCAAAACTATGTCGGTTCAAACAATATTAATTTGTTGTTGCCAAACGGACAATTCGGAACAAGATTACAAGGTGGTAAAGATAGCGCGTCCGAAAGATATATATTTACACAGTTGAATAAAATAACTCGTTCTATATTTCATGTAAACGATGATAATATTTTAAATTATTTAAATGATGATGGGTTATCGGTTGAGCCTGTGTTTTATGCGCCGATTATCCCAATGATTCTTGTCAATGGTTCAAAGGGTATTGGAACGGGATTCAGCACAGATATCATGTGTTATAATCCGCTGGATATTATCAGGTATTTAAAGAGCAAACTCGCATCCACCACGTCGGACATAAACTTTATTCCCTATTACGAAGGGTTTAAAGGGCGTATTACAAAAATTAGTGATGAGAAATTCTTGATAAAGGGCGTTTATGAAAAAATTGGTGTTGATAAAATTAAGGTAACAGAGTTGCCTGTTGGATACTGGACAGAAGACTTCAAAGAATTGCTTGAAGAATTAATTGAACCGGTTCCTGGAAAAGACGGCAAAAAGATTCCTTCACTAATTAAAGATTTTGATGATATAAGCAAGGATACCAATGTGGACTTTACAATTACATTAGCAAAGGGAAAACTCGAAGAGCTTGAAAAATCACGGGGAGACCACGGATGCAATGGTCTTGAGAAGTTATTGAAATTATATACGACCAACACCACAACGAATATGCACCTGTTTGATGCGAAGGATAATCTTAAAAAGTATGATAATGTTTCTAACATTATTGATGATTATTATGAAACAAGACTTACACTGTATCAGACTAGAAAAAATTTCATGATTGATGCGTTGGACAAAGAGCTTATTCTATTATCTAATAAAGCGAAATATATTCAAGAAAACTTGGATGGATCAATTGATTTGAGGAAAAAAACAAAGACTCAAGTTATTCAAATGTTGGAGGAGAAGGATTATGATAAAATTGAGAACGACGACGAATATAAATATCTGACCAAGATGCCGATGGATTCAGTGACCGAGGAAAATGTCGATAAATTGAGAAAAGACCGAGGAAGCAAGGTCGCCGAATTAGAGACAATTAAAGGAACTACTATAAATCAAATGTGGACAACAGAAATAGATAAGTTAAACGATTTGTACTTTGAATACAAAGAAGACCGAGAGCGGCTCATGAATGGCGGTAGTAAGCCAAAGAAAAAGGTTGTTTCAAAGGGCGTTATTAAAAAAACACAAAAGGTTGTCGTTGAAGAGGAGTAAATAAAAATTATTATCTACAATAACCATGTAAACAAAAACTATTTTTTTCAATTAAAACAAAGTAATATTCAAATACTAACCCATCGCTAAAACCAGATTTGAATCTCTGGCTACAATGTTATCAACGTAGTTATTCACCGCAAACTTTTAGCTATAATTTTTGGTTTGCAAAAAGAAAGAAGAGAGAAATACGTGGCACAAGTTTTCTAATCCTTTATGTTATTCGATAAAACTGCTTTGATTTTAGATTCGTCAAAAAACTCTTCACATTCGATAAATTTAAATAGATTTTTTAGTTGTTGGATGTCAAACATTTTTTCAAATGTAATAAAATAACAAAATGCTGCGTTTTCTTGATAAAACTTATAAAACTCATTATTCAGTTTATTCAAGTACTTAAGTGAGTTTTTATCATCCTTCATCCAGCCACTTTGCGACTGGGTTTTGATGTTCTCTCTAACATGGATTATTACTTTTGTTTGTGGGAATAATTCTTTAAACAATTTAACATATTTTATGTCTCCGTTGTCATATCTTATTTCTTTAAACCCCCAAACATTAGTTGAATCCGTTTTTTTAAACAAACTGGTTATAAGTATTCTAACCATTGTAACTGTTTTTTGAAAGTCATATGAATTATACCATGCTGGTTTTATATTTTTTGAAATCAGACCCTCATAGGATGCTGGATTTAAATGTCCGTGCACATGATTTGCGGTTGTATGCTTTATCCTGGAATAAAATTCTAATAAGCTATTTAAAGCGCCGTAATTCTCGCCACAAATATTACTATTTGGAATGGTATTAATTATTCTTTGCATACTCGTAGACCCCGAACGACCTGTAGCACATATTAAAACAACTTTATCCATATTATAATGATTATCAAATAATAATTACAATATAACGATTTTATAAGTGGTGTATATTTAGAACCACGATTTAAATTCTAATTCTCTATCTGTATTGTCTGACATCACAGGATGCGCAATAGGTACAACTAATGTACTCGCATCATCTAAATATTTCATATAGCCTTGTGCTTCACTATAAACTTGCTGAACACAATAGTTCAATACAATCTTATTTAGTTCATGAATTTGAGAGGACACATTGGATGTTTGATTTGCTGCGTTCTGTAAATATACACTGCGCATTATAATTTTTAGCGAATCACAATCTTGAGGAGAAATTGTGTACTGGCCGTTTGACTTGTGATAAACACCCGCTCTGATTCCGTTTTGTAAGATTTTAATATTTTGAGAAGAAAAAAATGCTGTAGATAAATTTGTGTCGGTCCAAAGCCCTTCTGTTGGATTCCTAAATGTTGCGCACTGATTAGCAGGTATTTTATCATACAATTCAAATAAAGTAGAAGTATTTGGTGTTTTTATATCCACGCGTCCATTAGTCGTTTTATTCATTTATATTACACTAATAGAAAAAAATATGTTATTTTATATATAATGGAAGGTTTTCAAAAAATCGTTTTATTTTCAGCTATAGTAATTTTAATTATTGTTTTAGTGATTATTGGTATTGCTTTGGTCAGTGCAAAAAATAACGAAACGTGGCCTCCATTAGTTTCAGATTGTCCTGATTATTGGGCAATAGCTGGTTTAGATGTTTCAGGTAATAGTATGTATAAATGTATTAATGTAAAAGATTTAGGAACTTGTCCTGCACAAGCCGGTCAAAAACACCAGATTATGGACTTTAATGGACCTATGTACACGGGCTCAGACGGTAATTGTGCTAAATCTAAATGGGCTAAAAAATGTAAAGTAACGTGGGACGGTATAACATATGGGGCAAATGATGTGTGTCAATACTAATTTAATTTAGTACCATAATGAATCATACGGGTAATAAAATTATTATAAATTATATAATAAGTTTAGAGGAATCGAAATAACACGGTGTATTAAAAATAATTCTATACCGTGTAGCAATGATATTTATTCATTTCTAAAGGAATTTAATTTGGTTTGTGTAAAAATCGACATAAAAAGAGTTTTGTTAAATATATAAAGATGGACGAATTAAATGTTAATAAAATGTTAAACAGAGAAGAAAAATCCGATAGTATAAAAGCAATTTTAAGAGCGTTCGAGAAAAATAGAGATAATGTGCTCTTCAAAAAAGGAATTTATGTTTATGGAGACCCTGGAACTGGAAAAACAACCTTTGTTACTAATATTTTAAAAGAATTAGATTATGACATTGTTAAATACGATGCGGGGGACATTCGGAACACATATGTAATTGAAGATATCACAAAGCATAACATGTCTGACAAAAACGTGATGAGTCTATTTAATAAAAAGGTTAGAAAAATTGCTATTATCATGGATGAAATCGATGGAATGAATAATGGCGACAAAGGGGGCATAAATACTTTGATTAAACTTATTAGGCCCAAGAAAACAAAAAAACAAAAACTAGAGGAGGTCACTATTAATCCAATTATATGTATTGGCAACTATCGTGTTGATAAAAAAATAAAAGAATTAATGAAGGTTTGTAATACAGTTGAACTTAACACGCCGAGTAAAATTCAAATAAGCGATTTTATTGAAAAAATCATACCTTGTGTAAACCCCAAAGTAAAAAATAATTTTATCGACTACGTTCAGGGTGATTTGAGAAAACTTATTAGTATTTGTAATATATATAAAAAAAATCCCGATATGTTTAACGAACAAATCATTGAAAACATATTCCAACTCAAATCGTACAATGACGATACGAAAAAAATTACAAATAAACTAATAAATAATTATTATAGTATAAATGACCATATTAATATCATGAATGAAACAGATAGAACCAGTGTTGGGTTGTTGTGGCATGAAAACATTATAGACGTAATTGATAGACTTGATAAACATGAATCCATACCATTTTATATTAATCAACTAGATAATATTTGTTTCGCAGATTACATAGACAGGATAACATTTCAAAAGCAGATATGGCAGTTTAATGAAATGAGTTCACTCATCAAGACATTTAATAATAATAAAATTTATCATGAGACGATTCATAAAAAACAAAAATACAACCCCACTGAAATAAGATTCACAAAAGTTTTAACCAAATACTCAACAGAATATAACAACACTTTATTTATCCAAAAATTATGTCAAAAACTAGGAATGGACAAAAAAGATTTGTGTGGGTTTTTCGTTGACTTAAAAAATAAATACGACGACGCTCATATTTTAAGTTTTTTTGAAAATTATGAAATAACCAAGTTGGACATTAATAGAATATATAGATACTTGGAAAAATACACCAAAGAAAACGCAACAGGAACCTTAGATAAAGAAAGTGAGATTGAAGAGGAAGAGGAAGAGATTTTTGAGGAATAAGTAAACTTTCACATATCCAACTCTGAATCATACACAATACCACCCAAATATTAACATATAAATACAATATATTAATATTTTAATCGATAAACTCAATTTTTATCAGACAACCAGAGGTCTTCTTTGTTTTTTGTTGTTGGACTCTTCATCCAACAACTTCAAACACCTATCACGTTTTCCTTCCCATCCAGCAATAATTTTATCACTTACATCGGTACACATATGCGAAGCATAACGACTTGGTGAAATATAAAACAACGTGTTTGAGTTATTCTTGCTCTTACATTCTCCTGTTGCGAGGGATACCTTGAAAAACAAGTCTTCGCACTTTGAACCGACAGATTTATCATAATAATCTCCGGTCTCGGCATCTCTGATACATGAACCGCCAATAGGGGTCGTGTAGAAATTTATACATTTCTTAATCATTTTACCATCGCTCGGCCTAGGTGCATTTCTATAAATTTTATTATATCCGGAATCCGCTCTTCTTATGAGGTCGAGTTCCTTATTAAAACCCCTATTTCCTCCAATAGATGTTTCATTATAGTCGTTTGCATCGGTCGGGTTATACATATCAAATTCCATCTCTGATGTTTATTATACTATACTATAATGAGCTCCTTTTAAATGCGTTTCGTTTATATATTACTGTCTACGGTCGAACTATCTACCGTCGAATTAACTACCGTGGATAGTTTAATACGCTCTTGTATCTGGTCTGTTATCAGTTGTTTTATTTTGTCTTCTAAATATTTCATTTTTTCTTTTAGCTGATTATTCTCTTTTTTAAGTTCTTGATTAAGTAATGCGAATTCATTCAATTTCTTGTGTGCTTCCTGTATTATGGGCTGCTTCATCATTTCCATTTCTTGTTGTTTTTTCATGTGGTCTTGATGCATTTTTTCTCTACTTATCTTAATTTCTGCCAATTGTTTTATTACGTCGGGCTTATGTTCTGGCCTACCGAGGTCATATTTTTCCAATGATTTATCAATTCCTTCCATAAAAAAAGTCAATATGTCAGACTCCTTTACAAAATCGCCTGGTAATTTGGGCGACTCTTTGATAGTAGGATTCGGAAGGCCATTTAACAATTCTTTTTTATCAAACGAATTTTGGGTGTGTGAAAAAACTAAAATAGTCTTCATTGGGTCCAATTGAACAAGTGGAATAGTATAGCCTTTTAAAAAATGTTTTTCTTCTGCAACGGACGCGTTTTCTTCATATTTTGTTTGGTTCAATAATTCCTTTCTAAACGCGAAAGACGCAGCAGTTGCGTGGTTTGGACCATATGGACCGAATTGATACATTTTGTGAATATGTTTAAAATAAATATACATTTCACTTGAACCAGCGCATAACTTGGTCGGGTTTTTCTGTAACATCTCAACCGAGTGTGATACTCTTTCGGGAGGGTAATAATCGTCATCATCCATATAAACTATAATGTCTCCTTTCGCCTTTTCATGTGAAAGATTTCTTTTTTTACCGAGCGTCATTTTTTCATCATACTTAAAATATTTTACTTGGGGTACATTTTTCACGATATCTTCTATTTTATCGGTTCCGTCATCGATAATGATCCATTCCATTCTGTTTTTTGGGTATGTTTGATTTTCAAAACATTTTATTATAAATGGGAAAAACGGACGTCTATTGAATGTCGGAGTGCAAATACTCACAAATGGCATGATTTTATTATTTCTGTGGTTTTGCGGCATTTTATATTTTAATACACAAAAACTTTATATGTTTATTTTGTATTTATATTAAATTAATAGTTGTGTTAAATTAATATTTATCCCTGAATTTTTTTACCGATGCTTTTTAATTCTTTTACAAAATGTTTCCCACCAGATTGCGGACTTAATGGTACAAATAAATCAACGAAGTTGTATATAAAGCCGTGGTGTTTGGTTTTTTGAGACGATTTTTCGGAGGCCTCACATTTTTTCTTTGCTTGTATATTTTTTACTATCGGACTCAAATTTTGTTCTATTACTGGTTTAAAAATATTTATTGGTATAATACCCCAGTAAATTAAAGCTAAAACAAACAACGAAAAGAGTCCAGGAACTGGACCTAATGTCGCAAAAGCGCTCATTACAACAAACATACTAATTACTGTCATTAACGGTACCTTGTAATATTTTAATACGTCGACTAGTATACCCAATATCGTAACGTTTTTATTGTCAATTACCCCCTTGTATCCGATACATGTTATTATACACCAAACCATTGATATCAAGGGTAAAACAGGAGAGCTCGCTATACCCACCACAAAAAATAAAATCACAAATAACATTACTAACCACACGGCGCAAAAATAATTAAATGGTTCTAATAATGAGATGTCTTCCCAAACCGGTCTATGACCCTTGATTTCATTTACATTTTTCTTGAAGAACCATGACATTTTAGCAAACCACAAATACATTCCGTAAAAAACGTTTAAACCGACAATGAACGTCGCTATAGTTGGTATTGCTATCGGCCCTAGAAGTATGATTAATGGCTCGGGCAACATATTAAAACCATTCAATACGGTGTTCGATGAAGTAAAATTTAGAGCCATTAATGATTCGATTATTGAAATAAAATAGTTTAATAAAAAATATGAGTTCGTATCGTGTTTGTAATTGCGTAATATGTCTAAAAATAAGTTTTTCGTATTGTCTTTGTCGTATGGGATGTTTAATTTTAATGATAGTTGCGGGTCTGTGAACATTGTTGTAAAAATGTTTGTTTGGATACTTTCTATAACAGGAATATTATCTGTGTAAGGAAAACATTTTTCATCTGTTGGGAGTATATTTGATTGTCCTACTTTGCAACTATACAATACAAGCGAACCAATAAAAAAATAGGCTATTATAAATGCGACTAATGCTAAAACAGAAATAAAAAATTTTCCTACGTTTTTTACCATATCAGTGGTTTCAGAACTTATTGAATTTTTTTTATCGTCGATTGATTGAGTATCGCTTGAAGACATCACTTATATTAAATTGATATAAAATTATTTCTATTTTAGTTTTCTATCTGAAATAAATGTAGATGACTTTAGTTTTGTTCTAAATAAAATATTGTATAATAATATATGGGCTTATCAAAAAAACAATTTAATATTTTATTTTTAGCAGGCATGAGCTTTATATTAGTTGTTTTTATACTAATATATATTGATTTCTTGGTCAAAAACAAGTATGTGGATGAGGGTTTTCAGGAAATGTCAAACAATAATAATACAAGTAATACAGATAATGTATCATCCGATACATCTGGTAGCTGCACAAAATGTTTCGATAAATTTATAAATCAAATGAAACAGGGAAGCAATAACACAACAAGTCAGACCGTTGATTTACCATTGAATACAACCACAAGTTGTTCTAATTTTTGTTCGCCAACAAGTAGGTGCGCTGTCACAGGACAACAATGTTTATCTGATATGGACTGTCCAGGGTGTCAGCCAAACGAACCCGCCTCATCAAATAGCGATTGTGTTCCGGGTAATGACGATGCCGGTAAATTGACCGCCGGTACCACACCTACATATTCTATATTGACAACGGATATAGGTACAAAAGCAACAACATTTACTAGAAACAAATTTGCTAAACCCGCATCCCCTAACTATGGTGTCAATATATGGATGTCCAAATTCAAAGAAGAAAATAGTATGTTTAAACAAAGATATACACCAGCCGGGTTACAATATATGCCATCTTATCCAGAGAGATATAGCTTAACAGGAGACTTTGTTGAAGACGGACCTCTACCTTCTAATTCGTTTTTAAAGTAGGTTACCATAATTATTTGTCAATCAATATTTCTTTTGCTAATTTTTTAATAATTTTATCCTCCTTCTCGGAATCATTATCGCCTTTTCCACCCATTGCCTCAATAACTAATTTATTATATTGGTCTGATTTTATGGAATCACTATAAACACAATCTGGATATTTTGATTTAAATTCTGGAATCATCTTGCTATTTTTTTGTGCAATATGTTTTATCACTTTTCTTAATTTGTTTTTATCATCATTTTCTTTTTCCCATTTGTCTTCGTCTTTAATATACATTACTTCCCTTTTCGAGTCACTACAATGGACCGGTCTTTTATGGATATCCATTGCTCTTAAATTTTTAACAATAATGCTCGATATACCTTCTACGAAACCCAATTTTCCTACACTTTCTAAATCAGTGAATTGTATTTTTACCGACTCAACAAACTCCATAATATTCATAGCATCTTTACATTGTTCATTAAGAAATACGTTAAGATTGAATGTTTTGTTATTCGAATTGTTATTCGTTATCATGGTGTTATTTGTTCCATTTTTACAAATTTCAAGTATTTTATTTGTTAAGTCTTGATTTTGCGATGTTAAATCCTTGTTTTGTTTTACGACCTCCAAAACCAGATTGGTTAGAGCGGATGATTCAGACACGTTTGCGGGTTCTTCGATTATATTAGTATTTAAAATACAACACTTATTTTGACTCTGATGTCTCCATAACCCGGAATGATATTTATAACTCTTGCCGCATCCACAGTCGTATACCTCGTCAGAAGGTTTCGGCATTTTTTGGCATTTTTTTTGTATCATTTTGTATCTTTTTAACCCATTTTGGTGTTTTGCTGTGGATACATGGGCATCATAGTTCGATTTTTTACAGCATTTAAATGCGCATATTTCACAATTAAAATTTTCGGCATTTTTCGGCATTTTTTTTGTATCCTCCATATCTATAATAGGATACAAGAAAAATGCCTTAAATTCTTTTCCCAAAAAATAATTTTTTCGGAAAAAAGTTACAGTCACAAATTAAACAAAATACAATTTTTCCCTTACCTTAATTTTTTTCTCAGTCACAAGAAAATATTGATTTTTTTTTACAAAGAGTTTTTCGGGAAATTCAAAATTGGACATTTATAATGTCCAAAATCGAGATTTGTAAATACATCTTGAAAAAAAAATAAAAAATCATCACTACACGTGAAGGGATTTTTTTGGGGCACAAAAACGCGGGTTTTCCTTCATTATGTAGTGCAAGTACATTATTTTCAACGGGTTGTTAATAATTAGCAAATTTTTTATATCGTCGTATCATATTTTTTACTACTGTTTTTGGGTTTGAATAAATAATAATTTTATATTCTTGTGAATGTACAATTTCATTCGTATCTTTATTTAAATATTTAAGCATATAACAAATATTACGTGTATTATGATTATCATTAAAATTTTTTAGTATTACGTGGATATGATTATTATATCCTCCTTTTCTTGCGAATGTTAAATAATAATCATTTTTATACGAACCCATTTGATCCATAAACACAAATCCGGATGTTTGTTCCTTCCATTCCCTTAATAATTCATTAATAAAAGTATGCTTTATGCTATACGTAATTTTTCGTTTTTTCGTTTTGCCAGATTTAGATTTATTACGGGTATATATATCATTTCGTTTTTTTGTTTTGACAGATTTTGATTTGCGCGTCATATATAATATCATACTACAATTATTTTATTTATATTTATCAATTACAAATATAAATTTTATGTAGCATACATTAGTCCAGCATTTCCACCGATAAATGTTACCATGTTCACACGCTCTTCCATCACATATAAATCATAATTGTAATCAAATACACGCCATGTTGGTTTATTAATACCGATTATGTCCCCGCTTTTTGGGTCGCAAATAGTCAATACTTGCGCATATGGGTCGAAGGGAGGGGAAATGGTTGTAAACTCGAACTCAACGTTTGTAAATCTACTCATATTCATTGCGCCGGATGGTTGAGTTACAAACGGCGATGTATCCAGACAAAAATTATAACAATATAACCCTGATGGCGCATTTCCTGCGGTCCTCGTGTACTTTTCAATAAAATTAAACACGCCAGCAGGCAAAGTATTCTCTCGATATTGTCCATCTAAAAGAATTCCAAGCGCGACCAAGATATCCTTTATATTTTGAGGATTATAAACCCCTGTAATCATAAGACCTGTATAGGAACCATCAGGATTATAACCTGGACCTATTGGAGTGATACCAGATGTATCTGGGTTCGGATAATCGCCTGTTATAGGCGCCATTTCAACATCGTCCGGCATATAATCATATGGCCAATTTGTATAATTTGACCATTCATTTCTCAAATTCACGTCACTCCGCTGGAAATAGAACATCCAGCTTGTTACCATACCAAGAGAATCTAGTTGGATTTTATTCTGACCGGTAACATTGTAAAATTTATTCTCGTGTGCTTGTTTAAATAAATACTTTTGTTCATTTTTGGCAAACAATTTAGACTCATCATTTGAGAGAAAACAATAAGTACAATTTAGGTTTACATCTGCGTTCCAAATTGTTCGGGTATCCACATACGACGCGGGTCCCAACACCTCGTCGGGAGGTGTCTGTAAGAATCTATAAAATTGCATATAGAATTGATTGAAATTTGGTGCAACATACGGAAAGTTATTTGTATAATCACCCACATCACGAATTCTAAATAGTTCATTAATCGGTCTAAATGTAACACTTATTTGTAATTCATTGTATTGTAATGATACCAAAGGAAACGCATTTTGACTTTTCAAGTTAAACCACGCACCGAGTGGAATATATAAAACTCTACCAGCAATTGACGGCTGAGCGCCTGCTAGGGAAGGAGTATAAAAAGCATTTGGATATGTGTCCGCGATGGTTGGGTTAGATGTCGCACGAGTTCCAGCGTTAGCAGGGTCATTTAATTCTGGGACATTTCCAATCATTTCATCAAATAATTGTTTTTTCACTCCACTAAAATCTCTTTGAACTGATGATAATAAATATCGCCCGGAAAATTCTTGTAATTTTTGATTGCCGCATGTGATAGTAATCTTATCTATCATTAATGCGCCAATATTGTCTATCCACTTAAACTCATACGGCGCCCAGTCAGTATAAGTAGTAGTGCCATCCGCATTTATAATAGCTTGGGGAGGATAAATGGGACTCCAAATATTCGGTAGTGCTATCGAGATATAACAATCCATCAACAGGTCAGCATATCGTTTTACTTTAAATGTGAATGTAGATTCGGTCGTTAAACTAAGTGTAGGGGTACCTTCAGAATCAAGTCTAAAATTTTGCTTACCAAAGTTGGTATATTTTAAATACGTTGTTTTCCAAAATGTCTTCTCGGGATTACCATTTAATATAACATTTTGTTGTCCTTCTGATACTAATTGCATTAAACCTCCGGCCATATCTAGTATATTATATGTAAATTTTTTAATACTTTATTCACTATAATTTAATTTATTTATTGCCAACAAATGGTGGATTTATTTGTTTACAAATCTCTTAATTTGTTTTTTATAAATAAAATACTTTAATAATATATTAGGTATGTCAAGCAATTCAAATGATTATTTAAGCACTATGGCAAATATGAAAGAAGATTTTGTTTCGTATATTATCATGGCCTTCATTTTTGTTATTTTGATAATGATAGTGGTGTATATAATTTATATTCGTAGATTGGAAAAATCAGAATGTGATTACATGAATACATTATATCCGTCACTCGCAGGAAATATCCGTTCACTATCCGCAAATGACCCCGATTGTAATAAAAACCTGTACGATTATTACATAAAAACCGCATATAATGCTTGTTCTGGTGGCTCATATAAAAATGATTTTGTCGATATATGTAATTTGAAGGCCATTATTAAACAAGGCGTAAGAGGACTTGATTTTGAAATTTACTCGGTAGATAATAACCCAGTAGTTGCGACAAGCACGATTGATGATTATTATGTTAAGGAAACATTTAATTCTGTGAATTTCTCAGACGTGATGAGCACAATTAAAAATTATGCCTTTTCCGGCGGCTCTTGTCCAAATCCAACAGACCCTATAATAATACATTTACGAATAAAGAGCAACAATCAAACTATGTATACAAATCTTGCGAATATATTTAAATCATATGATACCGAAATGCTTGGTAAAGACTATAGCTATGAAGGGTTTGGAAAAAATTTAGGAGGTCAACCAATACTATCTTTTCAAAACAAAATTATATTGATAGTTGATAGAATTAATAATTCATATCTAGAAAACCAAGAATTTTTAGAATATGTCAATTTAACAAGTAATTCTATTTTTATGAGAGCATATAATTTTTACGATGTTAAAAATAATCCAGATATTAACGAACTTACGGACTTTAACAGAAGAGGAATGACTGTTGTATTGCCTGATGTAGGAATAAATCCTGTAAACCCAAGTGGGTTTTTATGTAGGGAAATGGGGTGTCAAATGATAGCAATGAGATATCAATTCATAGATAATTTTTTGATAGAAAACACATTGTTTTTTGATAGATGTAGTTATGCTTTTTGTTTGAAACCAGAACGTTTAAGATACCAACAGGTTACAATTCCGGACCCTATACCACAAAAACCTGAATACTCATATGCCACTCGCAACACAAGTACAGACTATTATAGTTTTGACGTTTAAATATGTATATTATCTTACGTACAATATTATCTTACGTACAATATTATAATAATTAGTTTTAATCTAATTATTATATAAGAAGCATGAAGCAAAAAAATGTATGTAATGGATTAAAATTTAGCGAATGCGAACTATTAATTCTGCGTATGGCTGTAGACAAAGCAGAAGAAAAAATTGGAAAGCGTACTGTCAATTCCGAGGATGTCAAACAAATAATTAGCACTGTAGAAGACTTTTTGAAGAAAAAGAGTTTGATATGTTATGGCGGAACAGCAATTAACAATATATTACCACAATCAGACCAATTTTACAACAAAGATGTTGAAATACCTGATTATGATTTTTTCACACCAAACGCGCTTGAAGACGCAAAAGAATTGGCAAATATTTATTATAAAAAAGGCTTCACAGATGTTGAAGCAAAATCGGGTCAACATCATGGGACGTACAAGGTTTTTGTAAATTATATACCTGTTGCTGATATTACACAAACACCAAAAGAAATATTTTCCACTTTGAAAAAAGACGCGATTAGAGTTGGTGGAATTTTGTATGCGCCACCAAACTTTTTAAGGATGTCCATGTATTTAGAGTTATCAAGACCTGCCGGTGATGTGAGTAGATGGGAAAAGGTTTTAAAAAGGTTGACTGTGCTCAATAAAAACTATCCTGTCACAGATATAAACTGTAACAAGGTTAGTTTTCAGAGAGAAATGACAAACAAACATGACGAGGACAAAATCTATGAAAATGTAAAAAATACGTTGATAAATCAAGGAGTCGTGTTTTTTGGAGGATTTGCAAATACTCTTTATTCACAATATATGCCAAAAAAATCACAAATAAAATTACAAAAAATAGCGGATTTCGATGTTTTATCAAATGACCCAGAAACCACCGCGGATATTGTTAAAGAGCGTCTAAAAGATATTGGTGTCAAAGATGTAAAAATAATAAAAAGAGCAAATGTTGGCGAAATTATACCAATTCATTACGAGATTAAAATCAGCGATGATACCATAGTTTTTATTTATAAACCAATTGCGTGTCATAGTTATAACGTTATGAATATTTATGGACAAAAAGTAAAGGTTGCTACAGTTGATACAATGTTGAGTTTCTATTTGGCGTTTTTATATTCAGATAGACCATACTATAACGCATTTTCTGATAGGATATTATGTATGTCTAAGTTATTATTTGAAGTTCAACAAAAAAATAGATTACAACAAAAAGGATTACTCAGGCGATTTAGTATTACCTGTTATGGACACCAAGAATCTGTCGAAGAAATGAGAGCGGAAAAGGCAGCAAAATACAAAGAGTTAAAACAATCTAACAACAAAAAAGAGATGAGTGAATGGTTCTTGAATTATAAACCAGATAAGAAAAAGGACGATATCAATAAAATAAATGCGAAACCAAAAGCAAAAGCAAAAACAAGGACAAAATCAAAACCAAAGGCCAAACCATTCGATATTTATGGCAGAAAAACAAGAAAAAATAAAAAGAGTCTATATTAAATTAAGTAGCTCATTCTTCTGATTCTTTTGATTCTTTTGATTCATCTAATTCTGTTGTTTCAGCTTGACGTTGAATATCGGTATCATCATCATTAACAATATTATCTTCTACACATTTTTTATTGTAATAATTATTATAAAAAAATAGATATGCTAGTAATAGTATAAATCCTATAGCAAGTACAATGTAAACAAAAAAGGTATAATCCACATTTTGTAGAGAATCTAAAAAAGAAAACGATGAAATATCAAAATCAAAAGAGGAGTTTTCTGTTTGGTCCATATTAGTAACAAATCATTTTAGAATATAAATTTTAACTTAATTTATAAACAATATGTTTCTATTATTATTACAAATATATCCTTAAATATTTTCAAAAATATTTTATAAAATATCGAGTTTTCTACATCTTTCGATATATGCTTTTTTATAAATAGTAAAAAGCGTGTAATATAAATACATATCTTCTCGAATATTAATTTTATATAATTAAATGTAATGTTTGTAATAGACCAATCGTTGACATAGCTACACATTTGGGTGTTTGATTGTTTAATATAAAAACTATGAATGTCTAGTAGACCAGAGAGGACACGATGGAAATTATTTTTTTCATTTTTGACATTTAACAGACTAAATATTTTATCATACCCAAATAAGTCTAAATATAATATTTTTTTATTGGGTTCCTTATTGAAAATATACGGTGTAAATCCGTCAATACACTTATTATTGTGTAAAATATGCCCATCAATTAAATATGGAATATACGAGGACCTAACGATTGTGTTAAGAATTTCGTCTACATTTTTATAAGTACATTTTACAGGTTTTGTCCCTTTCTGGATGTTATTGTATGTTATATATAATTTATTATTGACTTTATCACAAACATCAACCGGTATCTTATCACCTAAATAAGGTTTTAGTTTCTTGATAAAACTTAAACTATGGTTTTTTTTAAATTCTTTAAGAAATGAGTCATATAAGCTTGACATCAATTCTAACCCATCGATAAAATATAAAAAAGCAGCTATCGATCCTACACTACATCCAGATATTCTTTCTATTTTGACATACCCTCGTCTTTCCATTTCCTTTAAAAAATATAAGGCTCCCACAAGATAACTACCATTAAAAAGGCCCCCGTCTAATATCAAATCAAGTTTAAATGGGGTATCAGAGTTTTTAAAGTCATCCGGTAAGTTTTCTATTAGTTTATTAACATATTCGTTTATCATTTAATTAGTATAAAATATTATTTACTATTTAAATTTATAACGAAACAATTGATTCAATATAACTATTTACCAACGGATTTATTCATAACGGTTTTATTTTGTATCAATCTTTTTAAAAACGCCTGTTCGTCGTCTTTATTACTTATATATAAGTTTACTATTTCGGCAGGAGAATAAAAGTACGGCTTGATTTTTTTTAACATAGTGTTATTAATTTCAGACCCGTATAAATGTGAATATAATTGGGTTATTGTATCATGACTACAATTACTTAATTCATGAGAAATATCAATTCTACCAGGTCTAATCAAAGCGCTATCTAGTTTATCATAATGATTTGAAGATATAACAATTATCCTTCCGGGCGTTTCTCTAATCCCATCCCATAAATTTAATATATCATCCAATGTTATCGGGTCGTCTTTATATGGGGCAACAGTAGTTGTCGGTAATTTTACACATGAACTATTATCATTCATATCTACAATACTTTGTAAAACATCTCCTATCTTAACGTCATCTTTTTCCGTTTTCCCTTGTAAATATTTGTTAACAGACATTTTTTTACTTCTATCTAATACTATATCTCCAATACAATCTATATCTTCAAAAACAATAATTTTTTTATCAAACGTTATGCTGTTTTTTTCATTATCTCTACTGTACGTGTGTTCAAAAAAGAATTTATCTAATTGTTTTTTAGTTTTAATTAATTTGAAAGGAATAACCACAACATGTCTATTTAGTGTTTTCGCGAGTGCTTTTATAAATGATGTTTTACCTGTTCCTGGGGGTCCGTGTAATCCAATTCCTAAGGTATACGGTATTCCCTTCTCGTAATACCAATTTTTATTATTTACAAAACTATAAATTCTTTTAATTATGTCTGCTTTTCCATCAAAAAATATGTTATCAAATGTTCTAGCAGATTCAAACACACTTTCATGCCAACAATTATATATAGAACTGGAATCCTCCTCATCATGTTTACAACCAGTTAGCGTATATATAAATTTTTTATTCAAACGTGTTGTTTTTATAGATTGTAAATATTTTGTAGTAATATTATCAATAAACATCTTTAATTCTGATATAGAATATGTATATGAATATAGTTTTATTGTTATCTTATCAATAGAAGATTTTACTCTATCGTTTTTATCACTGTTGTCTTCTTTTTCAAATTCGGTAATAACAAATATATTCTTATCAATTAAAAAACGGTCATTCTGAGATACCATATAGATATCAGTATTTTTATCAGTATTTGTATCATTTGTATGATATTCTTTAATCTTATGTATTGTTTTATTTGATTCAATATTATGTTCAATATAATCCCATATAGCTTTAAATCTATCGCTATATGCGGACGAACTATAGTACCCACCAAAGAGACAAGATGTCCCAGAACAGTTTTTCCCTTCTAAAATGATGATGTTTTTTTTATATAAGCAATATGTAAACATTTGTTTTATAAATTTTATAATATTTACATCAATATCATCTCGTTGAAAATAATTAACAATATAACCTATTAACGCAATTATTAATGCAGTTATAAAAGAATCTAGTGCTGCGTCGCCAGTTTTGAAGGTATTAAATATTGTCATTTTAACAGAATCAATGTAGCTATTTTGTAAAATGTCAAAAAAAGATTTCATTAGATAAAATAGTATAATACGGTTTAAATTGTTTATTTATGTAGTTATGTATGTGTGAATGTACGTAATAACTAAAACCTATTAAAGTTTTGCGTAAACGCATGTAATACATAAAATATGAGGCCAAATAAAATACTATTAAATACGAATCCATAAAGATTTTGATTTCCATCTTTTGAGAATAATACAGGAAAGTAACCGAATAAAAATTTTTTGAAAACAGGCAATTGAAACAAAAAATAAAGCACAGCGATTAATAAAGGCGTTTGTATTTCATTATACATATCATCCATAGAATTACTATATTGACTATTTTTGTTGTAGTTATCTACCATGTCAGAAGCATCCTCGTGAGTTTTGATATAATCCATCTGGCGTTCATGAATTGGTACATAATTTGGTTGAACTTGTGGGTCGTTAGTTATGTTATTCGATGTCATTGGAATATCCCTTGATGGTAATTGGGTAGAGCCGGAAATAGTTGCTTGCTGTAATCCGTTGACTATTTGATTAATTGTAGTCTGGTCCAAACTAAAATTAGGGGCCTGTCCTGCGGTCTGATGAAAGTTTTGTGTTGCTACATTTTCAGTGGCGCTTAAAGAAACGCCACCGCCCATATTTCCTCCACCAACTGCATCGGTGGGTAAATCTAAAATGCTTGTTGAATCACTCATAATTATTATAAAGAATGATTGATTATAATAATTACGCAAATATTTATTCGAAATAAATTGTTTTCGCGTTAGTCCTACATTTTGTGGAAACCGGATCAAAATTATAGCATTTATTACCACTTTTATATAGTTTCTTTTCAAACTGGTCTAAAGGAGGCGCACGAAAAATAATACAATTTTTCCCTTTACAAACAGTTCTAAATAAAGAAGCAAGTCCAATCCCTAATAAAATAGACATGAGATGTTTTCCTGTTTCTGTATGAACAAATTTGCCGAGATTTATTGCCATCTTATATATATTAAATAGTTTCTTTTTCCAATATATTTTTATTAAGTTATAAATAACTAAGATTGTATCGGTATTTTCGAAATTAATGAAGTATTACTAGGGCATTTAACCTCATTTTGGTCAAAGTAAAAACAATTATCTGCCTTATCTTTAAACAATATCTTATCTACGTTTTCCGGACTGGGATAAATAAAAATTGTTTTTATTTCGGGTCCCAATATATAGGTAAAAAATAGACCAATCGCGAAACTTATTAAAAATGTCGGAAATGAAATGTAATTAAATATCATTTATATTAAATTATATTTAATTTAATACGAATATTTAATACTATTATACTAATTTCTAAATGTACCCTTTTTTAAAACCCAGGTTTTGCTCCAAAATACCATTTAAAGTATCTTCCATCATTTTATAATTCTTAATACCACCTTCCGTGGAATACAATGTTAATAAAGTCTTTTTATATGAAAGACCAAACCCATTAAACAGTTCATTATATACCTTATTACCAAAGTCGTATTCTTCTTTTCCATCCTCTAAATGAATTGTTTGCGGAGGCATTATTAAATTGCTTGGTGATACAAATATACACGGCTTGGTAAGGAGTCTTAAACTTGTACAACTATCCATAAATTCTTGTAGCCATTCTTTGTCCGTCAATAGAGCAGTCTTCATATTAGGAGTTAGTTTGTCCCATATTTTTTGGTATTCTTTATTTGACCATTTGACACTATTATTTTCTCCAAATGTGGGTTTGCCTATTATATCTTCTGGTGTATCATTCGAGATAGATTCTATATCAATATTGTCTTTATTTACCCCGGTAAACCCTACATTAAAATTAATTGTCTTAGTGCTGTCTTCACCCGATTCTAATGAACTTATAGTATTCTTGGATTGAATTAAATGATATGTGCTATTATCATTATTATACCAAACAATATTTTCTTTAAATTTGAGTTTTTGTATTTCGTCAAGTATAGGTTTTAAATTTGTAATATAAATGTTAACGGCATCTTTTACAAAGTGTATATCATCTGTCGTTTGAAACTGTTTAATAGCATCTTTTATTTGTTGGATAAATTCATAAGATTGTTCTATCGATTCATTTAATGTAAATTTACTTTTCTCATTGTCTGTTAATAAAAGATAACTTTCCAGATACGATTCCAAAAGACCAGTCCATTCACTGATTTCAACCTTTTCTTTTTCAAACAAAGTTATTGCTTTATCGGGCAAAATATAATTAAATAGAAGCTTATTTTTTGTCTCTATAATTCTTTTTTTACTTTCGCGTATACTTTCTTCAATTTCTATTATTGAGTCTGTTATAATTTCTACACGACCTAATTGTATTACAATGTTTAAGTTACATCTGTGTCTATTCATACAAAATGAGCGAAGTTCTCTAAACCCGCTGTCTTTATTTAGTTTTGTTATAAAAGCCGAACCGCCTGGTCTTTTACAGTTTATACACTTTGGTTTTAGTTTTTTGAATTCTGTTTGTCGTTCTTTCCAACTAAGTGTTGGATTATTGATTAATTTATTTTTATTTTTGCGATAATCATTTTCATACTTGTTTTTTAATTTGTAAAATACATTAATGTTATCTAATACTACTTCTGATTCTGACATATATAATTATAGTGTATTATTTTATTTAATTATTTCAGTAATTGGTTTTATTATTTAATGTATCATACTCATTTTCCCATCGGGGTAAACCAGTGATTAACTCCTGGTGTGCTATTTTTTTAGCTTCTTGTAAGTGCTTTATTTTTGATAAAATATATTTTTGTTTTTCAACATTCTTTTTTTCTCGTTCTTCATTTGTAAGTCTACCTTTGTATTTATATAAAAGTATTAATCCTAAAATAATTAAGAATGCTATAAACATACCAATATTAAAGACCGTATTATAAAAATTGTTTCTTACCAAATGACATTGTTTGAGTGTTTGATTTAAAAAATATTTCACACCTGGTTCTGTCAGGACTGGTTTAGTAAGGTAGTCAAAGTCCATAATTATTATTGTTAAAATTATAAATTAATTTATACATATTATTTATATGTCTAGTTCCTATTTAAATATGATAACATTTTTGTGTACGACGTTATTTTATTATTTGGCAATAAAACCCGCATTATCATACGATACGCTTATCGATTCTGACAAATATAAAAAATATACGAGTAGCACATATACGTATTTAGGTATATATGTATTATTAGTTATTGTAATTCAATTTATGATTAACACTTCGATAATAACAACCAAATGTGGTGGAAATATTACTGATAATATAGGTGCTGCTGGGCTTTTAACATTTTTTCCATGGGCATTGATTTTTGGTGTACTAATAGTAGTATTAACTATTTATCCTGGGTTTAAAAGTGCTTTTTCTGATGTGGTTGGGTATTTTTATATATCAAGTTCCGCAAATAAAGTATTAACAGAATTGTTGATTGATAAAGATATTCAAAAAAAAATGGATAGTGATGCTTCTGCTACAGCAGAACAAAAAGTAGGACTGCAGCAGGCCGCAGATGCTATTATCAAGATTTGTGGAAATAATTCCATATTAATAAACCAAATAGTCCCTTCTAATTTTAGTAGTTACTGGGACATTTTAAAACCACTAATGAAAACAAAATATCAAACCGATAGCGCCGAAACCGCCGATATCAGAAACCAATTATTTGATTTGGTAGTGACACGCGACAATGTAGGCGAGTCCATGTGGTTCATGTATACAGGTATTTTAATAACATCTATTATTCAATTAAAGATGACAACCCGAGGATGTGTAACGAATCCAAAGACAATGGAAAAGAACTATCAGGAATTTTTAGACAAAGAATCCAAAGCACAAGATAAAAAAAATCTTGCTACCAGTTCACAATATACATTGACAGGTTAAATAGTAGTTGTGTACTTTATTTAAAAAGATTCAAGAACTTAATATATTTACTTTATTAAATATATTAAATATATTAAATAAAAATAGTTTATTATTAATATGAGTTATAAAAGCTCGCAACATGTATTAGAAGAGCGAAAACTTGCCGAAGAATCCGACAACAAACTGACAGAATTATTGTTTTCCGACTCCCCTTCAAAAAACCAGGAGAATGATATCAAAACAGTTATCAATAAAAATATGTCAAAACCCTCGGTAACATTAAAAAAGGGAAAAATAGCCGGAAACAAGGAAATAACTGAGCAAAAACAAAAGGACCTGGCTATAAAAAATAAAAATAGGAAACATGTCTTACATAAAAAAAGGGAAATATTCGGTGAATATGAATACGATGATAATAATTATGTTGAATATTGTGAAATCGAAGAAAAATACCTAGATTAGAACATTTTGTGATTTGTGATATAAAATACAACAACAAGGTAACTTAATATTCCTAAAACTATTGACAATAACCATATTGGTAAAATTGTTTTGTTTTTATAACCAATGCCAAACGCTCGTATACTTCCATCTTTATTGTATAAAAATGCGGGCTTTACCATTTGAATTAATCCAAAAATTAATAAAAATATAATTATTGAAACAAGAATCGCATGATCTTTTATATAGTTTACGTTCATCTTATATATATCCTTCTTTAAAAAACTGACATTATAGCTAAATTTTATTTTAAATTCTAAAAATAAAATTCCAGCCTACAAATATACAAATGCCCTATATATTTAATCATAATCCGCCGAATTATCAACTTCATCGCCTTCATAGTTTCCATCATTATAATCATCTGTATAATTATTCATATCATTTTCCTCGCGTTCTATATCAGCGTCTCGGTCCATTTGTTCTATTTCATCCTCGACATATACATCTATATTGCCGTCGTTTGTGTTTTTATTTTTGTTTCTAACATTTCTTTCTATTTTATCCATCTCATCTCTAAATTCCATTTCCTCATCAAAAGCACCCTTTGCGTATGATGTTAGACTTTTCTGTAATCCTTTACTCCAAACACCGAGTTTGTTCACTTTTAAAATTGTATCTGCGTCTCTCTCTTCGTCTGTCAGTGTTTTAAGTCTATCGGTTATCAATCCCTTCTCTTTTTCCTTTAATTTGAATATTCTGTCCAGAATATTTTCATATGAGATATCTATTGTATCTTTTTGTCCGTCCATTATTTCAATAAACGATAATAATAATTCAGCAACTTTTTGCCGTAAACTTTTTTTATTGCCACTCAGAACGGTTGTATTTGTCTCTGCTCTAGAATTAATTTCAAAATTGACTCTTGTCTCTGCTTCTTCCAAATAATCGACCGAAAACAGGGCTACATCCTGTGTAGTAGTAGTCGTCTCGGTCACAATCATATTAATTTCATCTGTTAACTCGATATAATTAACAAGTACTCTTAATAAATAATATTCAAACAAAAATTTGCTAGTTCTTTCATCGAAAATTGGTTTTAAGACGCGGTCACCATATTTAATAGTCGTAAACGATGGTGTCTCTTTTGATAATTTTACTAAATTTTTACAAGATTTCTGTATTTTATTCAAAATATTAAATACTTCAGGTACACCGTATAAAGATTTCAAGTCCTTGTAATAATCCCGTATGCTAGATTTAATTTTTAAAGCATGAGTATTAGATAGACCTAGATAATTTGGAATCTGAATGGAAGAATAGTCTACTTTATTTAATATAATATTCGGAAACACGTTTACAAAATTACCAATAAATGTTTTATAGAAATTAATTACATTGTAGAGTCTGTCATCGGATATTTTTATATTTTCGTTGCGACTGGACTTTTCTATTTCCCAATCAGATAGTGTTAAAACACACGTTTTCATTTTATTAACCGAACTTCGTGTAATATCCGAACCTTTATTTTTTTCTATAAAATCAATAATTTCCGCTTTCATATCATCATTATTTCTGATCAAAAAGTCATTCAAGTTTTTAATGTCCTTTGTCATTTTGTCTGTAGCTATATCAAATGTATCAACTGCGTTTAGTATCAGTTTTCGAAGTGAGCCTTCTATAACATCATCATTTTCATTCTCAATTTCCTCCAGAGTAATTATTAATTTGGCAATCGACGACACATACGGTGTATCCAAATCGATATCAATAATATTATTACGACTAATTAATTGCAACAATCTTAAAAACGACTCATTGTTAAAATGTCTTCCATCGTCTTTCAATTTTTGAACTATTTTATCGAGAGGCATTGAGGAAGTTATGGTTGACATGTCCGGCTTTTCTGTACACAATGGTAACAGATTTTCAGGAATTGGTACCAATGACTTAAATTTGCAAAAATAAATAAATGCCAAATAAATAGTCTTTTCGTTAAAGTCATTGCTCACGGCAGGATACTTATTTTTTGTGTTAATATCACTATGAAAGAGTCCACTTGTCGAATAACTATTAACGTCATGTAATATATTTGTTAGTCGTTCTACAATAGTATTGTAATCATTTATGAGTCCATCTTGTTTTATAAAATAGTCGATAGTACTCTCTCCTTCTTTACTTTGGCAACAAGAATTTTCTAAATAAGGTTCGTTATTGCTATTATGTAACAACATGCTTTTGTTTTTGACAACCTCCTGAATTTTTTCTTGTATCGCGAGAGAATATGCAATTATTTTGGAATCAATGACTAATAATTTTTCTCTTTGGTTTTCAGAACCAGAACGTATATCATTGATAAGACTCTTTTTAAATTCGTCTGATATATTTGCTAATCGTTTAATCTTAAAAGGAACAAGTGGTGGTAAAAACTGAGACCATCTTTTAATATCATGTTCTTCTGGAATAGAGTTAGTAGGATTTATTAATAAGTATTCTGTCTTTTCGTCAAATTTTCGTTTAACATCTGGAAGAGTCAGTAACACATCGTCAATCGAACCCTTGATTTTGTTTAAAATCAACTCTTGTTTTTTGCCTTTCAAAACATTCCAGGGTTCTGCAGAACTACGAATATCATAAGCAATACAGGTTAAATATAAAAGACTACTATTATCTCCCGCTCCTTCAAATGGATAGCCGTTAAATGACCTTACGCACCCGGGATGTGTCTTCCTTGTTTTAACAGATGGTATCGCGGTTTGTATTGCGATTAAAACCATACCAAACGTGTAATAAATAATACCTGAATTATAAAAATCTTTGTATGACATCACTTTCTTCCCCTCATCTGCTTTTCGTTTTACATGCGCTTTATAGTCGTCTTCCGATTCCAATGTATCGACCAAAGATTTTAATACGCAATTAACTATGAACTCCTTTTGGTTGTCGATGTTAATACCCATAGATACTGACAAAGCATTCACAATATTTGATATCGTTCTACTTTCGGGTGTAGAGAATTTGATAGTACTTGTTGACGTAGACGTGATTAAATTACCGGCGTCTTGTTCAAGTATAGAGCGTGTCGAAATTTTAAATCCTTCATCATATCCTTCTTCAACATCAAAATTTACAGGACAAATAGGCCACCCGCTATTTTCATCACACCACATATCTCCGTCATCACTCAGTTTACCAATATTTGATTTTAAAAGCTCCAAGTGGTCTTTATACCCAACTGGGTTAACAATAAATACCACAGCAAGGTCATATCTAAACGTCGGCAACAAAGCAACATTACTTTTTACACAGTACAACCAATATATACTTTCTTTCTCATTTAACGGACCAAAACTGTCGGTAATCGCAGGTCTAGTATAAAAAGATACAAACCGATTAATATCATTTTGTTTTTTAACGAAATCATCCTGACCTAAGATAAGATTTAATAAGATAGCATACGGCGAAACTGGTTTAATAGGCTTATCATCTTCGGTTACATACCCTAATTTATATTTTTGATTATTATATTTGAGCATATTGTGATTTTCAATAGTTGTTAACATTCCTATAATAACTTTTAAATACTCGAAACGTTCTTTTATATTTTTATCAAACTCGTCTCTGGACATCTTGTATTTAATATCAAATTCATTTATAACATCCTGTAACAATTTGGTTTTTATACTTAATTCATCTGCCACAATACTTTCGCATTTGTCGTTGAATTTGTCTGGAACACTAATACATTTTTTCTGTAAATTACAAAAGATACTGTCGTCCTCGGTATTCAACCCCTTTGCCACATCATTATCCAATACCCATTTGTTTTCTTTACGAACGAAATAGGCACTCTCATCGTTACTGTTGTCATGTACTCCTTTGTGAAGAAAAGCATAATTTCCCTGTAAAACCAGTTTATGACCATCTAATAATGTATTTGTTAAATAATCCGCGCTTACATCATCTAATCGTTCCTTTTTCTTCAAGTCGTCCATGATGAATTGTTTTAAGTTTTCAGGACTCATCGTAACAATCTCTTTTTCATAGTTTTCCAATAAACCATAGTTGGTAGTGTCATATTTTTTATCAAAATATATATTCTTATCATTGTCTTGATTCACGGATTCAATAGAATTATAATATTTAGCTATAGTCATTGTCTTACAGGTATCATCTTTTATTTCGGTATCATATGTACTGTTAATCCTTTCTTTTTCTTTATCAAATATGCTAGAAAACTCAGTAGGGAACATCAAAGGGGCGCTCTCCAAGGAAATACTGGATGTATAAAGCCTATTATAGTCTTTTAAAAGTGTTTTTCGTAATATTTCAGAATTTGTACAATCCGCAAATTTATATCGTAATTCATTACCTGTTATTGTAATATCATACGCTCCAAAAACATCGTCACGGAGATTATTTTTTGTCTCTATTATAGAAATTAACGAATACGCATTTTTAAAAATAATATCTACTTTGCCTACGTTTGCGATTTTAACGAATACTCTGGCCTTTTCAATAAAACTTTTATTGAACTCAGATATTTGGTAGCTAATAAACTTATTAATTTCTACGTATTGCATATACGTCAAGTCATCGGTATAAATTAAAAATGGTTCTAAGTAACTAACAACTCCTACTATTGAGAGTTTTCCGGTAATATATTTCTTCATCAGCTCGAACAATATTTTAGTTTTGGGAACAATAGAGTTGATAAAAGATGAATAAATTTCTTGATTAGTTAATCCCTTTTTATCTTCACTCGATAGATTAAGTATGTAATTTTTTATATTATTTACATAGTTATTCTCATCAAATGTTAATTCCGTATTAATGTCTTCTACAATTACATTATTAACAGGTGTTCTCTTTTTTAAAAATTCCCAATAATTTAAAAATACCAGGTTTAGGTTTGCTTTATCTAATAATGAAGAGCCTGGAAGATTAATTCTAGAGAATCTGATAGCCGGTTCAGGTAATGTTATGAAAGACTTGATTGACATGGTCTCAGGATTTGTCATTTTAACTCTTACTGTGATAAGACGACTACTCGTCGAGTCTACAGTATCCAGTTTTGAAGAACCCAAGTTATATTTTTGAATAACAAAACGTCTATTTCTTATATTATTGCTTGAAAATACAGAGGAATACATATCTTCTAGTGTATCAATAACAGTATTTAAATCAACCTCGACATTTTTTTCAATAAGTATTCCATCTGTATCTTCTTCATTAATCATATCAAACGGAGTGAAATACTTATTTAAATCTGTATTTAATAATGTGTATTTATTTTGGTCAATTGGCAATGTATTTGATTTATAGTTACTGATAATTTCTGTTATATTTTCCAAATCTTCTTGGAGGGTAACTTCTACAATAGACATATCGTTTTCATTATCTATCTCAATTTTGGCTGCATCTAAATAAACCTTTTTAATGTTTTTTACAATAGGTAAAATCCAGTATAAATTTTGTTTAAAATTATTGAAATACTCAGATAGAGGTTTATACGAAGACGCTTTAACAATAAATCCAGATACGTTACCATATTGGTCAAATGACGAGAATTTTTCTCTCATTTGCTTGAATCTCTCAATCATCGTGTGTATATTATTAAGCACCTTTTCTGTTCTTTGTGCATTGGGAATAGTTGTCAGTATATCGTCTAACAAATCTGTTAATTGGTTTTCAATACTATATCTTTGCTGTTTTTCTGATACGTCCACAAACTGAGTCACTGTCCCAAGTTGTTCATCCCCAAATTTTATTTGGTCTGCTCTGATAATAAATTCGCGTAGCTGGTCTTTTATATTTTTTATAGGAACCGTAATTTGTAATTTATTGGTTTCTATTACCCGTTTTTCTCTTTCTAATTCGTGTATTTGAATTCCTTCTTCATCTTCACCTTCGAATTCGCCTTCGCCTTCTTCTCCTTCTTCTCCTTCTTCTCCTTCTTCTCCTTCTTCTACTTCTTCTCCTTCTTCTACTTCTAGCGACGGTTTCTTTATTTCTTCTGGTTTCTCTCTGATTTCTATATTTTCAATTGGTAAAGCTTCTGGTAATCCTTTAAAATCAAAATTTATATACAACACGTCGCCCTCTATACTTCTCACTTCAATCATATCTTGTTCTAAATTAGTTATTTCACCAATAATAATAATAGGATATGTTCCGCCAAAGTATATGTTAATCCACTTACCAGGTAACAAATCATGTTGTTTTGCGTAGCTTGACGTATCACTTCTGCTTAAAATAGATATTTGAGTAATACTACCGTCCCCTATGGTTCCATCGCTGGAAATTTTTTGTTTTATTCTATCGAGCGTATCAACATTTATTAAGTACATTTTGGATTTATCAATATAGTCAATAATAAATGTCTGCCCGTTAAGAGTCTCGTTTTTTTCACCAAGTATTTTAATAACGTCTCCTAGCTGTAACTCTATGGTGGTTTCATTTTTCTCAATATTATCGCTATCACTATTTATTTTTTCGCTTTCTAATTTTAAGGACATTTGTTTCTATATTTATTACAGAAATTTTTATGCTTAAGTAAAAATCAATTTAAAATTATAGTTTAAAGAGATTTATATAATTATAATTAATAAAAAATGAATGCAAATGTTCTTTGTGCTAATTTATCTCAAATACCCGGTTTTAATGAACTGAATATTAATGATGATAACGTTTCAAATATACTAAAACTGAACAAAGTTGAATGTAAAACCTCTGAAAATACGAAATATAAAGTAATCAGATACGACAAAAACATTTTAAGTGCGGATTTAGTTTCTACCTATGGATTATGTAGGTCAATAATAGTCAATAGTGATAATATTGTAGTCTCGTTTTCACCACCTAAATCAATACCGGCGGACTCATTTATTCGGTTGAATCCTGATAAAACCGAAAATATTATTGTCGAAGAGTTTGTGGAAGGCACGATGATAAATGTATTTTGGGATAAAAAAATCGGACTCGCTGGTGGGTGGGAAATCGCCACGCGTAATACGGTTGGCGCAACATCCAGCTTTTATAAAAATACAAACACCAAAACATTCAGAACCATGTTTTTGGATGCTGCCTCGGAAAATAACATATCAATAGAGAAACTGAATCCTCAGTTCTGTTACAGTTTTGTGTTACAACATCCCGAAAACAGAATAGTCGTACCGTTTAACAAGGCGCAACTATATCTAGTTGGAATGTATTTTGTCGACAATAGCGAAATTAATAATATTCGCGTTTATATGGTAGACATGGTAGAAGCCAGAAAATTTAATTGGCTCGACGCAAATATTAAATTCCCCCAGTTATACGAGTGGAATACGTATTCGGAGCTGATAGAAAAATACGCGTCCATGAATACATCTTATGATATTCTGGGTGTAGTACTTTATAACAAAACAATGGGATACCGAACAAAAATCAGGAATCCGGTATATGAAGAGGTCAGAAATCTAAGAGGTAATCAACCTAAACTACAATACCAATATTTGTCTTTGAGAAAGGAAGGAAAAGTATCAGACTTTTTAAAGTTCTACCCTGAAAATAAAAAGGATTTTTCATCTTTTAGAGACCAACTTCACCTTTTTACAAATACGCTGTTCGCGAATTATGTTTCTTGTTACATTAAAAAAGAAAACCCACTATTGGAATTCTCAGAGCAATATAGAACACATATGTTTAACCTTCATAAAAAATATATGAATGAA